TGGTGATAGTAGCCAGGTCAGAAGCATCGGTATTTTGTATCTGTGTGTCGAGATCGGAAAGTTCGTTTTTATAATCATTTATTGTTTTGATTATTTTTACATATCCATCATCCCTTTTCTTATCAGCTTCTATTACTTCGGGTGTTTTCCCGGCCATTTCATCTAATAATTCAATAGCCCTTTGATTCTGTTCATTTAGCATTGACCTGAATTCCTGCTGGTCCTGGATGCCTTTATTTAATCTATCAACCTGGTTTATTTCAAATTGCTGAGTTCTTAACATGGCCTCATCGCTTACAGGAGTCTTAGCGATAAGCTCCTGGGTGCGTTGCAATCTTTGCTCAGCGCTGAAAAGTTTTTCTCTCAGCCGTATTTCCTTTTCCAGTGAATCGGCTATCTGCCGAGCTTGTTTGGTGATAAGTTCCTGCTGAACAGTCAGTTTGATCTTATTTCCGTACTCTTTATTTACATCATTTAATCGGTCTGCAAGCTGCTGATTTGTGACTTTTTCGGCATTCAGGTTGCCAAGGAAATCCGGGTATTCCTGTTGTAATCTTTTTATAAGGGTATTACGCAAATCCTGTGTAACATTGGCAGAAGTGATAGAATTGATAAGACTGTTCAGCGCAACCTTTTCCTGGATTAATGCTGTACTCTGCTTTGAAAGCGATTGTAAAATAGTTGTCCCGAAATTGGCAAACTTACTCAGGACGGGTAAAATTTTCCCTCCGATAACCTCCATGTAATCGCCCCAGGCATTCTTAAGCTGCACCAGCGGCCCCCTGCCTACTTTTGCAGCAGCTTCAGCCTGTCCTTCAAACTTCTTTGTGAGTGTCTCCGTGAGAACGGCTGCCCGTTGGCTCTGTCCTATAACTCCATCCAATCCTGATTTGAAATAACGGGCCAGCGCATCGGTTGAACTGCTTACCGATTTACCTACAAGCGAAGCTGCCGAAACTAAATCAATACGCAGCCCTGTTGCCATGTCCTGAACAAGAGGTATGAGCTTTTTTATCTGGTCTTCTGTTAACCCCAAGACTGCGAGCTGCCGCTGAGCTTCAATAGTGGCCTCATCGCCAAACATTGTAACTTTCTGAAGCTCCCCGGATTGCTTTATTAATCTACGTTGTGCGGATACGTTGTTATTAAGAGCTACTAATAAGGATTGTTGCGCCTGTATTTGTGCATCGGCTGCTTTTGTCGCTTCGTTTCCAAAGCGGATAATCTCTCTAACTCCCAGGGCAGCACCGAGGCCGAGAAATATCTTTTTTGCCGATGATGCAAATTTGTTTATTCCTTTCTCAGCGCCGGAAAGCCCCTCTTCCAGCCTTTTCTTATCAGCTAAGATGTTTACCCGTAATGTTTCTTCTTTGGCCATTAGTTAATCCAGTGTTTCAATCCTGCACGTTTTAACATCTTTTCTACATGCAGCGTACCCATCATGGGAACATCCTCGAAGTCCCCCGGCAAGGGTATCAGGAACCGGGGGTCTTTGCCGGTCATCGAAGCAAGTATTAGTCGTGTATGCTGCCATTGTTCAATCCTTTGATCATAATAACCTTTAAGCATCGCAAATAACTGCCAAGGTTGTAGGTTCCAGAACACATCCGGGGCCAGGTGCAAGGTCACAAAGCCGATTTCAAGGATGTCATCCCAAGTTATTTTTTTTTTGACCCTTCCCTCAGAGCCGCCATCCGGTCAGCAAGGCGTGTGAACGAAAGCTCAAAACATTCCCACACCTGCTGAAGTTGTTCAGGCGTCATGCCTTCGATAAGATCATCAACCTGGTAGACATCAAGGGATTTCTCACCCCTGTGATAATTCTCATAACCACCCTGTAGGATCAGGTTTATCACGCTGAAGGGCTTTTTTGCCGCCGCATCGAGCAATTCGTGATAATCAAATCCACCCTTATCACAGATCAGGTCAAGCGACTTAAGGGTAAATTTGAAGCCATAGTCCTGAGCGTCAACGCTTATGACAACAAAATTTTCCATGACCTATGAGCTTGATGCAAGCGTTCCCTGGGTTGATCCTCCGGTAACTCTGATCGTGCCACTGAAGGCAACAGCGTTGTTACGTGATCCGCTCTTTGAGAGGCGGGTGATAAATCCTGTGCCGCTGTACTTTTTGAGTTCCGTGGCCTCACTGGCAAAGTCACTACGTGTGGCATCGCCCTTTGCCATTACCCATGCAAGGGATGTTCCGGCTTTCCAGGAGGTGTAAAGCGAATCATAACCATAGGTATGTGAATCGTTAAAACGCCCCTCAAAGTTGATCGTCTCTCTACGGTCACCGGCTGAATATTCGCTGTCCCGGTCAGAAGAGCGCCCGGTAAGATCAACCTCATCGGTTTCATGATCGATTCCGAGAGTCACAAGCCCATCAACAACAGTGTCGGCGAGCTTCAATAATAAAAGGTATCCATCCATCTTAGTAAAAAATTAATTGGTTAATAATCGTCTTGTCTTACGTATCTTAAGGTATTCAGACCGTTCGATGCATATCTCTCCGAAAAATTTAGAATAAAGATTTTTAATCTGGTTATATTCTTTCCGATTGATATAGGAATTAAGCACCTCCTGTCCTTTATGCATCCCCCCCAGCACGCTCATTATCATAACCCGGTTATAAAGCACCTCAGGGATTACAATAGGATAAGAACATTCATTGCGGTAGATGTTTCCTATGATCATGTCGTTAATGAGCATCAGCCTGCCCCCGGCGCCTTTTGTTTTCAGGCTCAGGAACTGGTTACAGCCTCCCCGTGTCTTTATTCCATTTAGCCCTCTGATATGCCTCCACCACTGGCGGGTCAAGATATAGTGCCCTCCATAGATACACTGGGGATCGTCCTGTATAGGTTCTTTGTTTGGATAGTTCATCAACCATTTGTAGAACATTGCTGTTTTTCCTTTTGTGTCCCCTGAATTATACACTATCCTTGCCCCATAACAAAGGCTCTCGGCTTTATCTATCTCTGTCTGGTCATAGCGCAGGACGGCGCTCACCCCACAGGAGATACCTTCGGGGTTGTCATGAAGTGCTTTTAAGGTCTTTTCGACAAATCCTTTTGTAAAGCGTGTGCGGGCACCGGTGATAAATAAGTTATCATATTTAGCATTGTCAATACCTAACTGTATGGCATTGCCAAAACCAGGAAGTCCGCCTTTTAGCACCCGTACACCTTTGATCTCCGGTATCTCCGGGAACATCTCGTCATCAATGATGATTACATCCACCTGCGTACGTCTGCAGCTGGCAAAAAGAGATTCAACGGTATCAAATATCGCTTGCCCCTCACTTCTGGAAGGAATTATTATGCTTATTTTTTTCTGCATATAAATCTTATTCTTAAAACTTTGCGTGGGATAGCCCCATAAGAGGACTCGTCCCAGAAAAGATCATTGCTTTCTATGTAAGGCAATACTCGCATTTTGTAGCTGGTCATCGAAATATCTATTTTACTTACAAGCGAAACTATTGTCGAAGCTATCGCATTCATGGGTGCAAGAAGTACCTGCCCCATTATAGGGGTGCCATTGTTAATCTCGATTGTTAGCGAACAGTCCATGTCATCATCCCCGCCGTCATCATACCAGTTAAGGTCTGAAAGAACAACATAGCCCCGGCCCTCACTCTTTGGCTTTGAAAGATATACCGGCCAGTTATCCGATCCATTGATAAGCTTACCATTCAGGGCTGTCTCAAAAGCTGCCAATATTTCTGCTGATGGATCGGTCATGCTGTTTTTATAATTTTTTCAAGGTTCCTCTTCAGCAGCGGCCACTCTTTCTCTGCCGCCGGGAAGAGGTAAGGTTTAGGCTTTGTCCCTTTGTCGTGTATTTTTTTACCTATTAAATAGGTCAGCCGTGGTATCAGCTTACGGTCGCTGGTTATCTTGCGGCGCACCCAGCGCATCAGGTCGCCAACATTAGGCCAGTGGCCAGGCTTCTGTCCCTGTTCTACATCAGATGCATAATTGACATCTGTCCCGATCACAGCACCCAGGCGGTCAACAGTAAAGCGTATACCCAACGAGCTACGCAGCCTTCCGGTAGATACAGCTCCCTGCTCTGTAAGTGATTGTTTTGCCATACGCTGTATAGCAAGGGCCGAATGTGATACCTCCCTTTGTACCCCCTGAGAGATATTTCTATTCATCCGCGCAAGACGTGTAATGATCCTTTGGATGTCTCCACTATCTACTTTGCCTTCGATCATAGCCAGGTGTTTCTGTTTACATTTTTAAGCAAGTTCTTTACTGCTCCGCTTAACAGGCCCCAGTCATACTGGTTGTGATACCATTGTTGTACTTGTATCTTGATTGCCTCTATATATTCGTTAGGAATAGTCTCGGTGGCATACGTCCCGGTAATGCCATAACCCGCTGTCAGGCGTATCTTATAGTCGTTTGCTGTCAGGGAATCCTCATTCCACGGGCTAACGGTTGCCATCAGAAATTCGAGCTCCCAAAAAAGATTGCCACGCTTGTAATAATCCGTGTTTAATGTTAATGCCGTTTCTGTGCCCTCCTGATCCACACTTACCGGATAACCGGCTGTCATAACCGAGTGCGGCCCATAAGGCAAGCGAATTCTCCGGGATTTGATCTCATCTGCATGTACGAAAATCTCGATAACCTTCGAACCAAGTGAGACATTGCAATAGGTCTCGATGAGCTGTCGGGCAGACTTGATCATAGAAGCTATCTCTGCATC